TTCAGTAGAAATCTTACCATCAAGTGCAGTGTCAGCAGCTTTGTAAGCAGCGTCCATAGCAGCTTCATCAGCGATTTGCTTAGCAGCTTGTGCAGCAATTGCATCAGCATTTACTTTGTCAGCAGCTTCAGCAGCAGCTTGATTAGCATCTACATCACCTTGAATAGCAACTCTTCCAGCTAAGGCGGTAGCTTCATTAGAATCTACGTCAGCTTGAATGGCAGCATCAGCAGCGTCAGAAGCAACTTTTGCAGCAGCGTCAGCAGCTTTATAAGCAGAATCCATAGCAGCCTCGTCAGCGATTTGCTTAGCAGCTAAGTCAGAAACGTTTGAAGTGATTGCACCTTCAGCAACTAAAGCTCTAGCTTCTTCAGCAGCAATTGCAGCAGCATTTGCTTGTTCAGCAGCTTCAGCTCTTGCTTGTTCAGCAGTTAAGTTACTAGATTGAACGATATCAGCAGCAGCTCTTGCAGCGATTTCAGTATCTAAATTAGCTTGAACAGCAACATCACCAGCAGCTCTATCTAAAAGCTCTTGAGCAAGTGCAGCATTAGTAGCAGCGTCAGCAGCTTTATAAGCAGAATCCATAGCAGCTTCATCAGCAACTTGTTTAGCAACTTGTGCAGCTAATCCGTCAGTTAAGACTTTGTCAGCAGCTTCAGTAGCTTCTTGATTAGCGTCTACGTCATCTTGAACAGCTTTAACAGCAGCATCATTTGAAAGAACGTAAGAAGCAAATGCCTGGTCGTTTTCAGTGTCAACAGAATTGATTAAAGTAACGATTTCAGCAAATGTATCAGCATCAGCAGTAGCAGCATTTAAAATTGCATCAATTCTACCTTTCTCAGTATCAATGTCACCTTGAAGTGCAGTGTCAGCAGCTTTATAAGCAACATCCATAGCAGCTCTTTCGCTTTCTTGCTTAGACTCTTGTGCGTCTAGTGCAGACTGTATACCAGCGTCAGCAGCAATTCTTGCAGACTCTTCATTAGATATAGCTAAAGCATTTGCAGCTTCAGCAGCTTGTGCTCTTGCAGTTTCAGCAGCTCTTGCAGCAGCAGAAGCAGCTTTTTCAGCAGCAGCTTCAGTTATGATTTCAGAAATCTCTACATCGTGAGCAGCATCAGCAGCAACTCTATTTGCAGCTTCTTGTTCAACAGCAGCAGTTAATGCAGCTTCAGCAGCTTTTGCTCTAGTCTCTTCAAGACTAAGGTTTTCAGCATTTTGCGTATCAGCAGCAACTCTATTTGCAGCTTCTTGTTCAACAGCAGCAGTTAATGCAGCGTCAGCAGCAATTCTTGCATTCTCTTCAGCAGTTAAAGCAGCAGTTAATGCAGCATCATCAGCAATTCTTGCAGCTTCTTCAGAAGATATAGCAGCAGTTAATTCAGCTTCAGCAGCTTCAGCTCTTGCTTGTTCAAGACCAAGTTCGTAAGCAGCTTGCTCGAAATTCTCGTCAACTCCTTTAACGTCTTTTTGAACAATTCCAACTGGTTCTAAAATTTGAGCACCAGTCAATTTAAGGTCAGACTGTTTGTCTAAAACAATCCTAGTTCCACCTGTAGTAGAACCTGAAAATAATAAAAATAAATCCATTTTTTTTTGATTTTTTATTAATTAAAACAGTACTCTTGCGTACAGATTTATAAAAAATTAAAAATTTAACTTTTTAAATTACCGATAAATATTAATATGTGATAAAGTAATGTGGGGTTAATAATAACAAAAATTAAAAAGCTACAGAATGTAAACTTTTAATTACCCATTAGATTTAAATATGTGTTATAAATATAAATATTTAATCAACTTTACAGCCGATTACAATAATAAATAGAATGAAAAAATATAAAATCGTATTTTTATAAAAAAAAATTAAATTTTATTTAAAAAAAAATTATAGTTAACTGAATATCAGTATTTTAGATTTTATATATTTTTATTTTTTTTCAAAACATCTAATCTATTTACCCTTTTCATTATGTAGAAACCTCTTATTTTAAAGAATTTTTTAGTACTTTTTAAAAAGTTATTATAGTTATAGTGTTTGTTAAATGCAGGTATGTCATATGACTTTAGTGTTTCAAACTCTTTTTCTGCATCTACATTTTTATATATTTCAATATCTATATTCATCATTTTTTTTGATATTGATTTATAGTTTATATATGAACTGTCTAAAAAGTGATTCTCTAAAAATGAAGGTATTTCCAACTTTGTGCTATAATAATACATCATAATTATATCACTTAATTTAGGGAATACAACTAGTTCTTTAGAGATTAATTTTGAAAAATCTTCAGTATACAATTGTTTGGCTTCTTTAGTTTCTTTTATGGGCGTACCTTTATTTTTGAAAATACACCAATCTACATAAGCGTGTTTAATCTCATGTATTACCGCATCCAGAGTTAGATATGAAAAATTTAGATATAAATAAACTCTATATTTGTTATCAATAAATCCAGAATTGCTATGGTCATAATGAATGGTTTCAGAATGTTGTATTATCCACTCGTCTACTTTTATGTCATTGTATTGACTTGTGATATTTCCTGGAATGGTTATTTTCAACTCATCTAGATTGACGTTGTTGTTTTCAAAGTGCTCTTGTATAACTTTTACAATATCATTTGAAACTATATGTACAATTTTTGATATTCCTAACATATAATAGCAAAAAAAAAAAGAAGGTCATACAACCTTCTTTCTTATTTTAAAGTTGTTTTTCTTATCTATTATTATATAGAAAGTTTTTTAAATTTTTAATACTGTTTGCATACCCAAGAGGGTCACAAGAAGCATTTTCGGTTAAATAGTCATTAACTAATTTTAATAACTCTGGTGTCTCTTCAAAAAGAAACACAATTTTTTTGCCTAATTTCTCAACCTCATACTTAAAACCCTTAAGTTTTAAAAAAGCTGACAAATAAAGGTCTGATGTCTTGTACTTGTTCATTTTTTTCTTTATTTATATTACTCGTTTTTTGTTAATAATAAATATCATAATTTTTTAGATAATAGATTCAAAAAATGAAAAAAATTAGAAAAAATTAGAAAAATCTATAGGTACATTTTATTCTTGAACTTTTCATAGGCGGGTAGTTAAATATAATTTTATTTTCAACCATCACATAGTCAGCCATTTGACTTTCATCTTGTAATAAACCGTTTAAATAAACATGTTCAGAATTTAATTCAGGATAATTTTGTACAATAAACTCTTTATTAATACCATCAGCCACACCAGAAGGTATTTCCTTGTCAGATATATTTAGTTCTGGAGATATAGTGTCCACCATTCTATAGGAGCATCTAACGGTAGAGCCTAGAAAGGGAGGGTAATTAAAAGTTATTAAATTATCAATTATGATATAGTCATACCCCACCCCAGGGTCTTGCAATAAACCGTTTAAATAAACATGTTCAGAGCCTATTTTTGGCTCTTGAGACAATTCAAAATTGGTATTCATACCATCGGTTAATCCGTTTGGAATTTCTCTGTCATAAAAAAGTTTATCATCTCTATGTTGTATGGAAAGGGGTTGCCAGTCATTTATTGTAAATTCCCAATTTGAATTTTTTAACACAAAAAAATCATTAGTCTCTAATATGTATGCCAACATCCCAGACTTTCTTCTTTCTGAAGGAAGATTGTTTAGTTGAAACATATTATTGAAAACACTATATGCCCCAACGTCCATTGGGGTGATGTAGGGATTGCTATTTATTACACTTTTGCCGTTATGTGTTATAAGTGCTGGCATAATTTACTTTTAATAATAAATAGTAATTATTTATAAATTATTGTTAATTTTTAGCTTCTAGCCATTCTAATCCAAATGTCATCATCAACAGCTGTAAACCAATAGTTTGCATTGTAATACGCCTGGCCTTGGTATGTCCCAGAAATGGTAGAGCCTGTATACACGCCAGAGGGACTCCAATTGCTAGAATTGTCTAACAAAGTAATTGTAGAAGCTGAAAGCGTGTAAGATTCCAACATAGGTATTTCCTCTACCGTACCACCAGATTGGGTTACGGTTCCTATTACAGACCTCCCACCCAAGTCTTGCATCTTGTCAAATGTGACACTATCTGGTTGAATTGTGGTATTTCCAGAGTAGTTTATTAAAATATCACCCGTCAAATCAACTCCTTGTGGTGTGTTAGATAAATTTCCAACAAAAACTCTTCCTTGATTTAAAGAGTTTAGCGCAGCACCGTCTGTAGAGAATATGTCGTAAAGGTCTGTAGAGCCAGATGTAAGAATTCCAGAAACCTCAAGGTCACCACTTATGGTTAATCCACTAAATTCATCTATAACAATATCTAAGGTTGAAGCATCACTTTTAGTTAGTGTTATTTTATTTGAATTATCATAAGATAAAGAGTTGGTAAATATATCTGGTCCACCTACAGCACCTACTGGTGCGAATATGTTATATAGATTAGTTCCTGCTGAATAAATTATACCATTATTTTCTGCTAATCTTGCATTTTGAGTATATAGAGAATTGCTTTGAGATGCATTCACATTAATTCCGCCAACTACTACTGAATTTTGCACTCCATTTAAAACATCATTTCCAACACCTCCTACTATTGCAGAGTAGTCAGCATTTGTAGCTACATTATTATTTAAACCACCTAAAACAATTGAATAATCACCACCAGCATTGCTGCCTGAATCTTTTGATACAATAGAATTATTTCCAGAACCTTCCTCAAAAAGACCAACAGTAGTACTACCAGTGCCTACAACAATGTTTTGAACCTCTCGTTTTAACGTTCTAAGGTTTACTGCATCCTTATCGTATTTGGGGTCTGATAAGTTTAATCCTCTACTATTTCTAAAGTCTGTTCCCATTTTTTTTTAGAATTTTTTATAAACCAGTACCAATTACTGAAAAATGAGGTGTAGGAGTGGTTGGAGAAGGAAAGTTAGTGTCTAATCCCAAATAGGTTATAGTGACATGTTGATAATTGCTGCCACAACAATCAAGGCTAAGCCCAGATAATTGATTGTTTATAAAAAAATCATTAAGACTTCCTAATCTTATGTTACCAAGGAATCCACCATTATCAATAATTACTAACTCAACAGTCCTTCCTATTTGGTCATCACTAATCATAAGTCTCAAATCAAGAGAAAAATCAGTACTCGTAGGGAGGCCGCCTGTATTTGTTGAATTATCTGTAATTAACAAAATCTCATCATCTAAAGAAATTACAGGAATTTTATACTTATCTGGCTCATAAGGTTCTAGTGTAAGATATCTAGTATTTCTTATTCTACTACCTGTGCTTTTTAAATCTGGAACAAATGTTGTATTGTCAGTTACACCAGTTATATTTGAACCCCCTACTATTACTGAGTTTGAAGTTCCGCTAAGAATATTGTTTTCACCACCTATTATTGCAGAATTTGTAGAATTATTTTTTATTAAATTATTATTACCTCCAATTATAGAGTTTTTAGTCCCGCCAGTAATTATGTTATTCTTACCTCCCAAAATAACCGAGTAGTCCGAAGACGATGAATTTGTATCATCTCCACGAGAAACTATAGATTGAAATCCTGTACCACCAGACCATATTTCAGTTCTACCAGTATAAACATCGTTTATTTTTTCTCTAGCAGTATTTAGAGAATCTGTAATAAGTATAGGGTCAATTTTGCAGCTCATATATATAAATATTAATTAATTTAAACGATTCCATAAACATAAAATTGTGAATTTCCTGCATTGTTTAGTCCTGCATTCAGTATATGTACTACAGAAAGTGTGTTTGTACTTGAAATTTGAAGTGGGGCGTTTACTGGTCTATCATTTATTCTATAGCCATTAAAGAACCCAATAGCAAAGCCTAAGAACAAACTTCCACTAATAAAATTAGTCACTCTCAACTCAACAATTTGTCCACTTCGGGCACTGCCTGCTAATCCATCTAACGCCAAAGACCAAAATATCGAAGGAGGTATTGCGCCTCCTATGTTTATGTCTACAAATACTATATCATCACTTGCCATTATAGCACTTGAGACATCATTGTGAGCCGTTATAGTGGGTTCAATTCTCACATTTCTAACTCTACTTTTTGTTGTTTTTAAACCTTGAACAAAAGTAGTATTACCTATATTTTTAGATATTATTGAATCGCCTCCTAACGCAACCGAACGCGATACATTAGACACGTAGGTGTCTCGACCTCCAATAATGGCACAATCAAATTCTGCAGTAGAGTCATATATTACATTATTTTCACCTCCAACAATAGCAGAATACTGAGTTGAGCCAGAAATTAAATGACCAGTCCCACCCAGTATGGATGAGTAGGTTGATTCCACTAAGTTCTCTGTACTATTGTCAGCAATTATAGAATTGCTACCCGTACTGGCTGACCATAAATTAGTTACTGCAGAGTAAGCGTTATTTATCTTAACTCTACCTTCATTTATTGTGTCACTACTTAATATTAATTCGCTCATAATCTTTTTTATAATATTTTATTACGCTCCTGTGCCATACACCTCTAAGTAAGTTGTGTTTCCCACAATTTTTGACACGACTATTCTCACGCTAACATAATTTGAGTCACTGATTGTAAATGGGGTACTTATAGGCAAGTTGTTGATATAATAGTCAACACCAGCACTAACGTCTGCGCCTAATATTAATGGTTGGACTGAAAAAAGCCCAGTTATCCTGTGTATAATATCAATCACTCTGCCCACTTTGGAGTTGCCAAAAACTAAATTTGACACATCCACATTCCATTCGCCGACACCGGGCGTCGATAAGTTAAAGTTATAAACAATAAAGTGCTCATCTTCATCTTCTATTTTAAAGCTGGCAAAACCACCGCTAACATATGAACTACTTAACACCGTTACCTTTTTATTATTTCTAATTCTAGCACCAAAAGACTGTATGTTTTCAGTGTAAACTGTATCAGAAGTATTGCCAGTCAATCCTTGTCCACCCAAAATAACTGTATTACTAACGTCAGAAGTTCCTGTAATAGCATTGTCTGCCCCTCCAACAATTACACAGTTTTCAATATCTACATTACTACCATTGTGAGTAATTAAATTTGAATTACCTGCAACAATAGAAGAGTTTTTTATAGTTGTATTAGAAGGGTCCTGTCCAAATATAGTATTCCCCAAACCAGCCAATATTGAACTATATTCTACTACAGAAGAGTTTGTGGCACTATTTCCACTTATTATATTGTTTCCATCATTATTAGTTATAATATTTTTTGTAATACCAGTAAAGTCGCCAGTGCTACCAGTCCATATACAGTCTTGGGTATAAGCATCATTTATGATAACCCTACCTTGTTCTGTTGTGTCTCCACTAAATAATAATTCTGTTACTGGCATATCTGTTTTTATATAAGTATTTGTCCTTGTACATCTTCTATTGTTAAATCGCTACCCCAATTTAATCTAATGGTAAAGTCTTGTCCTGTAAGGTCTTCGTTTACTTCTAACACATATTCTTGAGTCACGTATCCATATTTAGACACTTCAAGCTGAAGTGCACCACCTTTTATGTCACTTATTGAGTAATTTCCATTTGAGTCTGTAATTGCAGAGAATACTGCACCAGTACCACCTCCTAGAGGCTCATTGGTACCTTCTTCTATAACATTTTCATAAGGTGCATCAACTCCTAGTTCTACATCTGATGTTGTAGTAACAACAGTAAATTTGACAGTGGCACCAGAGACTGAACTTCCAAATAATTCATTTTGATAAATTCTACCAGAAATATCATATATACCATCAGTAGCAGTAAACGCATTTTCTGCCCTACCCCAAGTTGTGACATTTTGCTTTACCCCAAATACATTTGTAATTTCTTTAGTGTTTCCAACCCTGTATAAAAAGTTAGAATCTGGACTTAATGGTGTTGAGAATGTTCTTATAAATTCTGGCTCACCCTCTTGTCTTTGTATGTCAAAAACAGTAGAAGCTGTAAATCTAACATCATCAATATCATATGTTACTTGTAACTTATAATAATCTCCATCAGACACATTGTTAAAACTGAAAATGGGAGAAAAAGTATCTAATTGACCTTGAACACTTGGCTCATCACTAAGTACGTCTATGTTTGGTTTTTGGGGCGCTATAAAATAAGTAAATAAAGCTCCATGAACCGTAAGCCCAGAGAAAATTCCTTTATTTATAACCTCTGAATTCCTACTTGTTTGAAGTAAAAAGTTGCCATCCTCACTAAGTCCTGTTAGTGTTATATTTGTCGCAACTCCTTCGCTTAAAATTTGATACCCCCCTAAAGTTTTATCTCTTTCTAAGGGAAATTCATATCTAGTATCTACAAAATATTGAGACTTATCAGTTAAAAGGCTTTGAGAAAATTCATCTAACGGCTTTACTACTGAAGGTAATGTTAAGCTGTATAAAGGCGTTGTTATCGTAGAGCCTGTATCATATAGTGAAATTAAAGGTGTAGACAATAAGCTGCCTATACTTTCCTTTGTCAAAGTTTCCCCAGTAGCAGCTATCGTTTGTCCGCTAGATGGCAATATCTCCTCCCCTAAGTAGTTAAAACTTTGAAACACTTGATTATAAGTTGAAAATTCAACTTTATATATATCATATATAGTTCTTGTTATAGAGCTAAACGAAGAAGTGTTTGCTGTATAATTATAATTTAATGTTTTTGAATTGTTTATATTAACAGATATACCATCAACAACTTGTTCGTAATAATTAAATGTGGCACCCTTTAGTGAAAATAGTGGAACATTAAAAGGTTTCGGTTCCAACTCGGGTTCAAATATGTTGGGTATAGTATTTTGTAAGAAGACTTGAGAAACACCATTGTTTTCACCAATTGTACTAGATACTATTTGTTTATTTATTGACATATCAATCTGGGTAAGTTATTGGAGTTAAGTCATTAATTTCCACCTCATAGTCAGATGAAATAGTGTCTTCTTCATATATATTAGTGTTTGTGTTTGCTAAATTTGTATTTAAATTTACCGTTTCAACTAATTTAATTTGAAAATCTGAAATGTCAACATTACCTTCAGCTTTATTAGAAACATCAGCATAAAAGTAATTGGATGTTATTGTTGGGTCAAATCTATTTGATACATTAACAGTGAAATCAGAAGCTTGTATAACGGGCTCAAATACGGGTGGTATTTCCACCTTAAACTCAGAGCCATCATTTATACCTGGTCTATATACAAATCTATGTCTATTAAATGCTGTATTTCCATATACAGTACCATATGAAGACAGTATGCTTGTAGATGGCACTAAGAAAGGTACTAAATCTTGGAAATTTCTTTCTAGAAGCGTCAAGAACTTCTCTAACTTTCTAAATGTTAGCCTATTAGATTCTTGATTGTTAGTCCACAACATGTATGTTACATATATTTTCTTTAAATCCCTGTAAGTACCTGTTGTTCCATTTTGCCAACCACTTGTCTTTCTATTTCTGGGGTCTACATTGTTTTGGTATATATAGTCTAACCATTCATATATAGTCATACCAGTTAAATTGTCTGGCACAACTGTATTTATATCTTCAACTTGCCACTCAAAAGGAACCGTCAACCCAGAGAATACAGAAGAGGAAGAGCCCCATTTCCACCATCCATAACCAAATTCATACCAATCCATAACATCACACTCTATAGCTCTTGACGGCCTTAAGTCTACGTTTACTTCTTTGCTATTTACAATACTTCTTGTGCTACCTGTTTTTATTTTTAAATTATCAACTCTTTTAAATGGTTCATATTCACTGCCTAATCCGTCAATAAAATCGCTTCCATTACCCCTACCTGAGCCTCCAATTTGAAAAATCTGAGAATTTACATCTGGGTATCCATCATTAATTAAAAGATTGCCATTTTCATCTAAAGGTTTTGCATCTTGCAAATCTTCCGAACTTAAGTCTTCAAATAAGTTGGCAGGTATAAATGTTTCTGGGTCATCTGGATTTTCTGGAATGAATAGGTCGCTCTCTAAAGGTGTTATATCATCATCTACAGTGTCCAAATTTAAATCAAACTCTCTTTTTACTTGCTGTACATCATATACAAATTCTTCTAAGTTAAATAGACATTTGGGTGCCCCTATTAATTTAAATACAAAACTGACAGCATCTCTAGTTCCTCTATTTTTGTAAAGCCAAACTATATTTACCATCATTCTTCTCCAAATCTCTAGATTATATTCTTCAAAAGCTTTACCAGTTGAATCAAATTCACCAGCTAAATAATCTATAACATTTTCTGCATTAAATGCATTTGGAAGTTTTGCCCCTAACATATCTGCCAACCTAGACAAAAACTTATTTGGAACACTTTCTGAACCATCATAACTAACAGAATGAGCATAAGCCATACCATCTATATATTGTTTTATGGAATCAAATTGCTCACTATAAACTGTTGTTAATTTTCTGTATATTTTATCTTGAGAGTCTAGGTCGGTAAAATTTTCAGGAATCATAGTCCTGAGCATTATATTTGTCTTTTCCTCGTCAATAACTCTAGCATTAGATAGTATGTTATTTGCATAGGATTCAAACCCACTTCCATAGCTATCTGGAGAGAATCCATCAATAGTCCTAGGCCAATCAAATTGAACCCTTTCATAAGTGTCTGTTTCAGGCTCGGGAACCAAGAAGTTACCATCATAAATTAATTGATTCTCTAAGTTGGGTAAAGTTCTTTTAAATTGCCCCAGTCTTTGTCTGGTTGGTCTTATGTATATTGGGTAATTAAATGTAATGGCAGAAGATGGTTCTGTCGGCAATAATATTCCCTTGATTTTAAATTCTAAATATTGATTATATAAGTAATCGTATGAGATTATTTCATGAATATCATTCATAAACGTATTTCCAGTAGTCGTACTTTGTGAATCTCCACTTAATTGTATGGCAAAAGAGCTTGTGTCATTATATAAATCTATTTGAGATTCAGATTGTTCAGACCTACCTGATACATATATAACATCTCCTTGATTAGTTATAGAAGAAAGTGAAATTTTAAACAAGGAAGTTTGAGCTACCAAATCATGAGAATAATCATATATAGTTACTCCACTGCTTATGGATTTAGATAGTAGTGCGTATGGAAAATTGTCTACTACATTATTTATTGCATTAGCCACTTTAGTGTAAAAGGAGCCAAAATATGCGTAACTATTAGCGTCTTCTGGGTTTAAATTTAATTCATTTGATTTTGTGGTTATAATTTTTAAAACATCAAAATCAGCACTTTTTGAATTTTCTATAGTTTCGTAAGGCCCAAATGAAAGCGTAGAAGCACTTACTGACTCAGTGAACTTTTCATTAGACGGACTGCTATCAATATTAAAAGTTCCAAACGTAAATACAGATTCTGCACTAGTTGCAGCGAATCTAGTGTCTCTACCAGGAGTTGGTTTTATGTCTAAAGTTGTACCACTATCTATTGATGTCATGTAAAATTCTTTAATAATAAATATTTAGTCAAAAAAACTTATAGAAATTATTTCTATTTTTTTTTACTATAATATTTATTCCTATAGGAATGAAATATTTTTTAAACTAAACAAATCAAAAGTTTACTTTAAAACTTTTAAAGTTATATTATAAAAAATTCTTAAAAAGAGTAAATAGAAAATGGGATATATTTTAAATGAACCTAAAACTTTTATAAACGTCAAATTAACTGATGTTGGTAGAAGACAATTGTCTTTAGGTAACTTGGTGTTTGTTAGTGCGGTATTTTCAGATAGAGAAGTTAACTATAGTATTGACAGAGATGATAAGTATAGTATTGCAAATAATAGAATACTATCCCCCTTAGATGTGAATCCAACATTTGGAACTAGTTTTGATGGCTCTGAGCCAATAACTTTAGAGGGAAACCAAGTAACTTCAGCAAAACAATTTTCAACAGGAGCTACAGATAGCTATGGTATGTTTACTGGAACTACGGCTTCTAGCGCATCTACTGCAATAGATACTACAAAATTGTTAGGGGCTAACACTATTACTTATAGCTCATCTCCATTAAGTGGAGGCTCTACAGTTATCTTAGACAGTGCGACATACTATCCAAATGCAGGAGATTTAGTTTTTATTCCATGGAGCCCAATACAGAATAGTGGAGCAACATATGTGGCAAATATAGTACCTTCAGGAAGTCCAACAGTTTCACTTTGGTATAGAGTTACTACTGCAGACAGTCCCGGTACAGGTGAAATAACTTTAGATAGACCGACCCCAGACTTTAATGGAGCCTCCACATCTCAAGTGGCTAACGCTTACTTCTATCCATATAATGGTATAGAAAGCTATTATGGAACAGCTTCTACAGTCAGTCCTATGTTGTGGAATATGAATATAGTTAGAACTCAATCGGTAGAAGGAACTGACTTAACTCAGAGTGGATATACATCTTATGGCTCTATAGAATATAACGGAACAAAACAATATCTTGGATTTACAATAGATATAGAATCTATAGGAATACTTCATTATACTAATGAGTATACTGGCAACACTTATGCAGAACAGTTTTTTGAAACTACAGTACAAGTTGATTTGCCATACGTTATGTGGCATGGTACTCAAGCGACTAATGGTCAAGCGCTCAACTATGGATTAACACTATACGATGTAGACGGAGCAACAGAATCAGATATAATATCCAATTCAACATATAGACTTTTAAAGGATGGAGTTACGAACACAAGCAGAACTTTAGGTAGAGTATATCATAAGTTAAAACTTATTGTTATAACTGACCCCGAGCTGTTAACCGCATTAACTTACAAATCAAATAGAAACTATACACTGCCGCCATTAAATGTTGCCACTACTAGCGTTCCACAATACCCTCTTACAACACTTGAGGCTACAGGGCTTGTAAAGTCGGGTAAAACTTATTTCGTAACTTACATTACAGAGAGTGAGTCTACATATGCTTCTGGGACAACATTTGGCTACCCAAAAGGTTTACATTGTGGTTATATTCAAAAGTTAAATGGAAATACAGATAGCGAAGGTAATAAACAATATTTAACCGCAAATTTCCCCACAGCTACATTTCCATATTTAAGAAACAGTGACAGTATGGTCACTCTTTCTGGTACTGGTTGGAACGCAAATAAAGTACAGCTGCTAGTTTCTGAACAAGATGACACAAGTGCTTCTCTTACATTGGAAGACGTTCCCTCTTATGAGTGGAAGTTAATATCTGATGTATATGGAAATGGTATATATTCAGGGGAAACATCCGACACAACAATAGATGCAAGAAAATTAAATGGACATCAATTTATTATTTCTCAAGAAGATTATGATAGTGGTACTACATATGTCTTGGATAGTGTTTTTACAGAAAATGATGACCACTCTTTAACTGGGTTGACTTTTGGAGACGAATCTTTTGTTTTTGGAAATGTTAAATCAGACGTTGTAGCCACAACTTACAAAACTGTGATAACTACTTTTGCAAAAAATGATTCCTTAAACAGTTCAACAAATCTTTCTTTTGACAACGTCTTAGATAGTGGCACATACATAACAGAGATAGGAATATTAGATGGAGAAGGAAATTTGGTGGCAGTAGGAAAGCCAACTTATCCGATAACAAAAAATGAAGGAAGGTTTTTAACTTTTCAATTACAAATAGACTTTTAAAAAATAAAATTAAAACATGGGAGCAATAACATCAGCAGACACAATTTATGCAACAGCTTATCTGACAGAGATAGGAAGACAATATTTATTTCAAGATAATAATCACCCTAGGTTTGTAGAGCTTAGTGACGGAACTAGAATAGATAGATTAAAAATAGAAAGATTTTCTCTAGGAGACCCAGATGTGAATTACAGATTACCAGACCAATTGACATCGGGAGATATTCCAGATTTGTCTGGTGAAAATGAAAATAACATTACAGGCGCCAAAGGTAGGACGTTAAACAGTTTAATATCACCTTTCGAATCTGTTTTAGGAGATGGAGATGACTCTTTAGAGTATACTACTAGTCAAGGAGATATTACTGTAGACTTAAATAAAGATTTATCTCAAATAGAAACGGTATATACTCAAGAGTTGTTGACTCTATTGGATGAAGAGCCTACTTTAGAATCTACATATGACCTACTGCCAAAGAATTTTGGAGAGAATCAAGTAAAAGATGGGGAATTGATAATTACATTGAGAGCTGCTACCCAAGCAAACCCTGGATATAGAATAAGAATTTTATATCCAACAATTGAAGATGATAATAATATATGTACTATTCAATTTGAAAGAGCAAATGTACTGCAAACAAATAAGAAATTATACCAAAAACTTTCATCAACTATATCTCCCATTTCACTTGGTGGAGTGGAGTAAAATAACTTAATAAATAAAAACAATTATGAACACTAATAACGTAAGTCCAGCTAGGAAAAAGGCAAAAAACTTTAGCAAAACCCCTCTTACAAGAAGGTTGGGACCATTGACTAAAGATGTATCACCACTTCAACAGTCTATTAATGATGGTAATTCTGAAGTGTCCTATAACGATTGGCAAGTTATGGATAACTTTGATGAAGGATTAAGACAAGCTTTAATTAAGTGGGTAGACACTACTAAGGAGGGTAAGATAGTTTTAAACCCTACAGGTTCAACAAGAACTAAGACTATAAACTTTCAATTTTACGGAAATCCCTCTAAAGACATAATTGGAGCTGGTGACATTGGGGAATTTAAGTTAGAATTTAAGTACACCAAAAAAATCATACAACCTTTAGCTATTAGTGGTAGTAACACTATTATAGAGAGATAAATAAATAAATAAAATAAAAATAAAATGATTGCAGATTCAAGATTTACGAAAAAAGTAGATTCATATGTAGCCCTTCAGAGAGAGAGTTCAAAAATACAAAGTCTTTCAGAAGAAACTTTAAAGTTTACTCTCTGTGATAGAGATAATTTATCCGATAAGAAAGGAAATTATTTTATGTCTTTTAATTTACCATTTAAGACAAGTCAATTCCCTACAGCTAGCAGGGTTTCTGAAGTTTTCCCAGAACTACAACAATTAAATGTAGACCAGATTATAATAACTCCTATATCAGCAAATGACTATAGTGAATTTATAGATGGGAGAACAGTTACAATGAGAGTGCCAGTTTCTGGTAGTTCTAATCCTACATTATTGTCAGGTGTAACTTTAGTGTCTAGTACATATACAGCGGTGAAACCTCTTAAATATGAGTCTAACATACTCCTTGGAGATAATATTGTGTTTTTATTTTCAGACGACATTAACAAGCCTTATAGCGGTAAGACAGTAAATGAATTAGGAGATGCAATCAACAATTCAACAGTCACTTCTTGGGACCCAACTGGGGAGTATAAAGATAGGGCGGGTGCTACATCTTATTCTGAAGTTAGACGATTCTACAATACAGACCAAAGAACGAATGGCAGTTATGCCGTTACGGTTCCATCAGGATATCCAGAAAATAGAGAGGGGTATAATTATGATGTTCCATGTGGATTTGCAGTTCTAGATAAGGGTTATGTGGTAATTACTCACCCTCAAATTGTAAATAACTTTCCATGGACATCAGGATTTACAGAGTCTGGCACTCCTTATGTAGACGATTTCAATGTTGGCAGTAAAACAGATATTCACTTTACAGGAAGTAGCTCAGCAGACATATCTGCCGAAGGCGCTTTACTTTCATATAAAGATATAGATACATCATTTAAAATGACATCTGTATGTATAGCTATGCCACAAGAGTTTTATGTATCAAACAATCCCACCTGGGATAAAGAAAAGGCTATTGCACAAATGAATACAGAAACCGCAATTGTAAATTATGATGATATATACATAACTGAAATTGGTTTGTATAATAGTTTTGGTGAATTAATATCTGTAGCAAAAATGAGTGAACCCATTAAGAAGACTTATGTAAACGCACTTACTTTCGAAATAAATCTAGAAATGTAAAAAATAAAAACAATAACCCTATAAGCCCTCACACATTTGAGGGCTTTTTTGTTTACTTTTTTTTATAATATTATAATTTAGTGAAAAAAAATATGACTTTAGGATTAGATATTTCTACAACAGTAATTGGAATTGCTCTTTTTGACAAAGATGATAAGCTTTGTAATTTAGAATACATTAAATTTAAACCAAAGACAAACTTATTTCAAAGATTAGATGATTTTGTTGAGCATTTTGAAAAGTTAAGTTCTGCAATTAATTTAGAAAAAGGTAAAAATAAATTAAAACACATATCAATAGAAGAGCCACTAAAAGCTTTTAAGGGTAAGTTTTCAAATGCGGAAACGATACAAAAACTAACCACAATGAATGCTTTTGTTAGTTTGTATGTTTATAGAAAATTTAAGATAGAGCCAAGGTACTATAATGTACAAACTGCAAGAAAAACAGCATTTCCAAATCTTACACTACCCAAGAGTGCTCCAAATAAAAAGTATTTAATTTGGGAAAAAGTCGTTGAAAAAGAGCCCCAAATAAATTGGGTTTACTCTAAAAAAACTCACAAACTTAGAGATGAGAATTTTGATATGTCTGATGCTTATGTTGTTGGATATGCAGATATTGTTACTAGACATATAACTGAAAAGAATATCATAAAAGAAATAGAGTTGTAAAATTGTTTAAAAAATCTTTTTAGCGTATATTTGTTTATTATAAATCTCTGTATTGGAAAATAATAAGCAAATAGTCACATCTATATTAGAAAGAATATTCGGTTCACCTAAGAAAACTGGTGACATTAAAGAGTATGAGTTCAATTGCAAAAGTAGAGTTTGTAGAAATGATGAGGATAAATATAATCTTGCATACAATTCTCAAAATCACATATTCCAATGTTGGAAATGTAAATATAAAGGTCACGTACACAAATTGGTTTCAGAATATGGAAACAAAGACGATTTAGATAGGGTATCATTAGTTGTCCCAAGAAAAAAAGCCTTTAAAAAAGAAAAGAAGTCAGAGGAGTATAACGACATGATTTCATGCTCTTTGCCAGAAGGTTTTAAATACATGTCCAAGAAAAGTGATTCAAAATATTACAAAGCTGCCTTAAGGTACATGACTAAAGAGAGGGGTTGGGACTGGGATAAGATAAAAAAGCACAATATAGGATATACAGAGAATAAGGGTAATAGAAAGTATAGAGTAGTATTCCCTTCATATAATGAATATGGTCAAATAAATTATTATGTTGGAAGAACATATTATGATGTCGTAAAGCCTAATTACATGGGACCCCCAAAGGAAGAGGTTGCTAGAACTGAAATTATATTTAATTCTAAAAATGTAAACTTTGATATACCCGTTTTTTTAGTTGAGGGAGTTTTTGATGCAGCATGTATATACAATTCTGTACCTATGCTTGGAAAGGAGCCAGCTAATGTAATTATAAAGAAGTTGGTAGAACACAACACTAGGGTCGTTTTGTGCTTAGATGAAGATGCTCTTTATGATAGTATAGAAATTTACAATAAACTTAGCTCTTACGGATTAGATGTTTACTTTGTCGAAATACCAGACGATATAGATGAGTTTCATAAAGCAAATGGAAAACAAGCTACAATTGAACTTTTGAAAACTTGTAGAAAGTTAGATTTTCAATATATGTTTCAAAAATTTGCACTTAAAGAAAGTGTAAAAAAGAGAGATTGTGTAGATGAGAAAGGTTTAAAAAGTGAGTGGGAAAAAATGAAATCAGAAATATTAAAAGACCAAAATGAGCACAGTTAAAATAAATGATTCAATAGCGCATATATCTGATGTTCACATTAGGTATGGCAGTAGACATAAGGAGTATAAAATTGTTTTTCAAAGAACTATAGATGATTTAAAATCTCAAAATTTAAAAAGAATTGCAATAACAGGAGATTTATTTCATATAAAAATAAATCTATCTCCTAATGCCTTAGAGTTGGCTGGATGGTTTCTGAAGGAACTCTCTCAAATAGCGCCAGTTGACTTAATATTAGGTAATCATGATTTAAATCTACAATCTTTAGACCAAGGAAATTCTATTGAGCCTATAGTTAAATTAATTAGTGATGGGTATATTGTTGAAAAAGGTGTTGAAAAATTGCCAAAACACAAAGGGAGTGGACATGGTATATTCTTCTTTCTTCACAGCGGTTTCTATGAAATAAATAACGATATAGTTTATGGTATATATTCTTGTTTAGATAATGAGATTTTAACTTTAAATAAAAAAGATAAAAATAAAACATATATCGCAATGTACCACGGCCCAGTATATGGTTCAAGGGGCAATAATGGCTATGAGCTACACGATAGCGAATATATGATGAAGCTCAGCACATTTAATAATTTTGACATTGTAATGTTGGGAGATATACATGAGCATCAATCATTTTCCTTAAAAATATCAGCAACAGAAAATATAGCATACCCTGGAAGTTTAATACAACAGGATTATGGAGAGACTATTGACAAGGGTTACATTGTTTGGGATTTAAAAAAGAAGACTTTCTCAAGAAAGTTTATACCTAATGATTATGGCTTTTCTAGCTTACACATATCCAAAGGAGAGCTTTTTGAAGAAAGGGTGGACAGCTTGACTCTTTCTAATAATCCTAAAAAAACAAAAGTTTCAGTTACTTGGGAGGCTTTTGAAGAAGATTATTCAGTAGAGAAGGAGAAGCAGATAGAAAAGTTAATAAAGAGTAAGTATGGCTGTGAAGTTATAAACGTTAACTTTAAACAAGTAAGTAAGCAGGAAGAGATAGACGGAATATCAATTGAGGAAGAAAAAGACTATACTAATGTAGATGAGTTTGAGTCTTTATTGAAAGATTTTGTGGAAAATAGTGAATATGATAATGAAGAAGAGGTTTTAGAACTTTCTAGAAAAATAGATAAAGAACTAAATCACTCTTCAGAAAAGGGTAAAAAATGGTTCCTAGATGGAATTGAAGTTTGGAATCTTTTCAGCTTCCCAGAACAAAAAACTGTTTTTAATTTTAATGAAATGTCTGGGGTTACTGGTATTTTTGGAAAAAATTTTAAAGGAAAAACTAATTTAATTAGAGCCCTTGTTTGGATTGCTTATAGAAAAATATTGGGAGGAGGAGAGGCTCATAGATTAACAAACATGTATACAGAAAGCGATAAGGCTGGTGGTCGTGTTTATCTAACTATTGATTCTCAGAAGTTTTATATAGAGAGAACTGTAAAGGTTAGGACTAAAAAAGATGGTACCCCCGATGTTTCTTATGGAGTTGAATATAAGGTGTTAAAAGAAAATGCTGAGGGGAAAAAGGTTTGGAAATCAATAGACTCTGACAAATCTGCTACTGAAAAAACTGAGAGAAATAATATTATTATAGAGTCTATAGGAAAGTTTGATGATTTTACAAAAATAGTATTACAAGCCCAAGGTGGTGAGGGAAATTTTTTAGATATGAGTCAGCAACCTAAAAATGATTTGATAAACAAATACCTAGGTCTTGAAGTTTTTAGAGATAGGTATGATTATGCAAAAAAGATATTCAACGACATAAAGTCAAAACAAAAATATCTAGGCAGCTCAAAAGAGCATAAAGAATCCATTGCTAAAGAAGAAGTGTTTATAGTTGAAAATAATAAATTATTAAAAAAGTACAAGCAAGAAAAGTTAGATACTGATAAGTTGGTGGAGGTTCAGGATTCTAAAATATTAGAATTGACGAAAACTTTAATAAAAGTAGAGCCCACAAACTATAAAGATATTAATTCTGCAAAAAGTGCTATTGAAAAACTGAAAATACAACTATCTACTAATACGTCAACAGAATCTGAGTTAATTGATTGGGTGTCTTCTAATTTTAAAAAAGAAGTCCCTAAAGAATCTACATCAAGTGTTGATATAATTAATGATAATCTTAAGCTTTGTAGAAAAAAGTTTGAAACTGAAAAAAATGAATTCAAATCCCTTAATGAATGGGTAAAAAACAATCCTTTACAGAAAGAAATAGATGTAGAGCCTATAAAAGAAGGCATTTTGAAAGCAGAGTCTGCCCTAATAAAGCTTAATGATAAATTAGAGGTTTCTAAGGGGAAGAAGTGTCCTACATGCGGAAATGTTGAACAGAAAGCTGATGTGGATTTGCAAAATGATTGTACACAGAAAATTGAGAGAGGCATAAAGTTTATAACAGATAAAAAGTCTGAAATAAAAAAGTCTAAAGATATAAGTAATCATAATATACATTTTGGAAAACAAGAAAACAAAATTGGTTCTTTAAAAAATTCTTTAAAAGAAAATAAAGTTAAAATAGATGATTTAAAAAGTGTCTTAGAGTTATCTCAAAAGATTTCTGAAATAAATAAACACAATAGTTTAGTGGAATCTAAAAACACTTCATTAAATACAGCAAAAAGTGAAATACTAAATTTAAAAACAAAGATTGAAAAAATAGAGAAAGATATTTCTATATTAGAATCTAATAAGAGTTCATTGAAAATTAATGAAAATATAAATTTAGAAATCAAGCTAAATGAAGATGAGAAAAAATCTTTAAGATTAATCATAAATCAACTTAATGATAAATTGACTTCAATTAAATCAGACTTAAAACTATCCCAGAACAATAAAGAAAATTTAGAAGAAAAGATAGGAACTATAAAAAAAGCAGAGTCTTCTTTCAGTAAATATGCTATATACTTACAGGCAGTACATAGAGACGGAATTCCTGCAAGAATAATAAGACAAAAGTTGCCTGTAATTAATTACAAAATAAATTCTATTTTGAAAAACTTAGTTGACTTTAAGATGGAAATGACTATAAAAAAGAATGGTGACATTAAGGAGTTGTTTTATTTTAACTCCATTGAAAAAGATGCCTTACCAATGACTATGGCTTCAGGTGCACAAAAATTCATAGGAAGTGTAGCAATAAGAGACTCCCTTCACTTTGTAAGCTCATTAACTAAGCCATCACTGTGCATTATAGATGAGGGGTTTGGTGCTCTAGATAACGATTTAACTATAGCTATGCAGTCTGTATTTTATTACTTAAAAGGTAAGTACAAAAACACTTGGATTATAACTCATAAAAATGAAATTAAAGACTTTGTTGACAACATAATTCAAGTAACTAAAAATAGGTCAACTTTAACTGATGAACAAATAAAAGAAAACCCTATGGCAGGAATATCTGTGTTTGATGTAAATAATAGAAATAATATTGTTTCTAAAAGTGTTCCTAAAGAAGTTTCTGCTTAAATTCTAGTTTCTGGGTCTTTATAGGGTTGCTCTAAATCACGAGCCCCAGCTTCTTTAAACCTTCTAACTTTAGACCTGAGCTCATTTGCTTCCTCCTGTTTTGTGACGAACTCTTGTTGGAACTTTTGTGCCTTAGTCAGACTGAAACTAACCTCTACAGTACTCATACCCCTATCGTTTGGGTTATAGCTTTTAGGATTGAAATTAAAAAAGTCACCCGTAAACCACATGCCCCTAATGTTACTAGCTTTAAAAAGTCGCCACACGTTTTTAGCCTCAGCACTTCTGACGCTCGTTTTACCAGCTTCTGATTCTGACTGACCCACCTTGTGTACTGCTCTTATGACACGATTCCCCGCCTTAGACATGCCCATTGCCACAGGATATATAACTCTATATTTACCAGATTGAGCTATCATGTCATCGCCTTTATATAGTATCCCAACCTCTCTACCTTGAAGTATCGCTTGTGTCATTAAGTCTGTACTGAATGGGACTCTAGTGTTGCTTGCAGAAAAGTCTTCAGCACTTTCTTGTACCAAAATACCAGCTAACTCTTTATTTCTTTTTATGTAAGACTCGGATAACATAATTACTTCTTACTTTTTTTCTTTGCTTTAGCCTTTTTGGCTTTAGACCACAAATCAGCATCTGCCTTTCTAGCACCGCCCGAACCTGTTATAAAACTATTAACTCTTCCCATAGCCCACTGATTTTGAGCAACACCAGGTCTGTGACCTGTTCTCCAAGCAGCCATTCCCCTGTTATAAACTTGCTTTAATATATAATAAGGTATGCTAGAATCTTTTGACTTTTTCTTTAACCCTTTGTCGTTACTTTTGGATTCACTCAAACCTTCTTGACTCTTTGGCATTATTGATATGCCATACTTTTTGTTTAAAATGCCTTCTAGAGCAATTGGTATAGCCATTGAAATTGAGCCCATAGCCATAACTCCAACTATTTTCGCTAAATCTTTAGATTGCTCTTTTAAAAAATGCACCTCTTCTTTGGATACATCTTTTTTCGCGAGTATTTTTTTGCATATTTTAAACGCTTGTATAGTTTCTCTTTTTTCTCTTAATGCTATTTCTTTAAACTTTTTAAAGGATTGAGATAATTTATTTTTTTTATCTTTTAAAACCTCAAAAGTCTCTCCGTACATTTTTTTATAAGCTAAAGTCGCGTCACTTTTTTCTGTGTACTCACCTTTGTCAGCTTTCCATTGCTTAGTATAAGCTTTTGGGTCAGAAGATTTTTTGTTAGCAAATTTATCTATCTCCTTTTTCATTTGAGACCTTTTGCTTTTAGATTTAGATGTCAAATATTTCCCAGGTACCTTTCTTCCCTTTTTTGTTTCAGAGTCAGCACCTCTTTTTTCTAGAAACAATTCTAATGTTTCTGATATTATTTTTTGTAAAACAGTTTTATCATTAGGTAATTTGCTTTTATAAACTTTAACCTCTAATTCACCAGTTCCTTTTATTAGCCTGTGAAATTGTTCTGACTTTATAAATACAGGATTATCAACATTTAGAGGTTGTGGAATTTCGTTGTCTATTTGTATTTTCCAATCACTTTCGTGTAAGGGGAATATTATTCTATCCTCTATATCTCTATGCCAAACAAGCTCACCTTCTTTCAATAGGTCAGAAAATTTTCTAACAACAAAATCTCCATCTACCTTTTCTTTAAATGGTAAATTTTGTTTTTTGTTTTTATTAATATCGTCCATCACATCAATTAATCTTGTCTACCACCACTTTCCCTGTCCGCTCAATCCTAACATTTTTGCATATCTAGGAAGCCTACATGACCAGTATCCTGGTTTTGTTTTATCATTCTTGCTTTCACAGTTGTGTCTATCTGCAAACCTTTTTCTAGCATCAGGGTCTTTGAGTTTAACTGCCAATTTACCCCCCCCATCTTTTGCGCCGAATGAAACCTTTATCACCTTACCAGTGTCGGAATTTTTTACGAACACGTAAAATTTCTTACTCCCTCCCCTTTTGGGTTTGTTTAACTCTACTTCTTTGCCCTTATAAGTAGCCTCATCTAAGCCAGGCTCTCTTTCTTCAAATGGTAAATCTAAAAGAACTAAATCGCCTTCAAAATCACCCAGCATACCAGCATCACTTTTGATTATACTTTCATCATTTTCGCAAAGTACAATAGAGTTCTTTGCATATAATGACTTAACTTCATTTATTAAGCTTATATGATTTTCTGAAGTATATCTATATATAGAGTTGTGAACACTTATACCTTTGTCTATGTGGTAACGCAAGCCATCACTAACATCTTCTTTATGCTCTTTAAGAATCATAACTTCCATAAGTTCTGTTTCTAATATTTCTGATATAAATCTTCTCATTTATTATGTGTATAAGCTATTAGATAAATAGTTGGAATTTTATAAATACTTTGGTATATTGCATCATAATGTCATCAGAATATAAAAACATAAAAATAAGCTATTCCAAATATTCAAGATATAAAGAATGTGGTCATAGATACTATTTGGAAAACATAATAAAAGCTCCTGATTTTATTCCATCTATATATGCCTACTTTGGGGATGCTATTCACGATTCTCTAAGGAAAGGTGTAGAGTATAAATTAAACGAAGAAGAGCGCATAAATAACTTTACGTACATGTTTAAAAAGTTGGTTATGGATAATATGAAAGATTACCCCGACTTTAATAGGCTAGAAGAATTCACAATACAAGGTATAGATATATTAAAACTAATACCTACGGAAAGACTTTCTGAAAAATATATATTCATAGGCTCAGAAGAAATGATTATAGAACCTATGTATAAAGATTATTATTTTGTAGGCTTTATAGACTTAGTTTTAAAGCACAAAAAAACTGGGAAGTATACAATTATAGACTGGAAGACTTCTACCTACCCTTGGGATTTAGAGTCCAAAAATAAAGATAAAACTTTTTTATCTCAAATGATATTTTATAAATATTTTTATGCAACAAAAAAGAAAATAAACCTATCAGACATAGAGTGTAAATATGTTGTTTTAAGTAGAAGGAAATTAAAAGGCATAGAAGGTAATGGTTACATTCAAAATGTTGAAATAGATACATCTGAAGAATTGATGGAAGAAACTTTAGATGATTTAGCAAAAACAACTAGGGATATTTTTATAAAAAAATTGTTTAAAAAAGCAAAGTTAGAAAAAAGAAAAGAATCTTGTAAATATTGTCCCTTTAAAGATAGTTATCAACTTTGTAATAGCAGTGTTAATCAAAAGATAGATTTAGATTCAATTTAATTTTTAAAATTCTTCCAATTATAAGCTCTTTTCATTTTTTGGTATTTTTTATCAATACTTTTAACTTCCTCTTTATCCAAATCTCCCTCATCTGCCAATTCATCCTCTTTGTCTGAATAGTTTTTTTGATTTATCATATCAAAATCTGAATCAAACCAAAACTCTCCATCTTCTGGGTCATATTTTTTCTTGAAATCATTAGATACAAACATTTGATTAAACATATCCATATAAATATCAGAAGCCGTCATTGTGTCTTTTGGGCCTGGGCCTACATTTTCTTGAACTGATTTTGATTTACAATGAGCTTTCTGACTAAATCCTTTTGGGTTATTGCAATTTATAGAATCCTTGTACTTTTTACTCCAAGCCTCTTTTAGGCTTCCATATTTGTCAACTAACCAATCTTTAAGGGCTTCTACTCTAAACTCATCTTTTTCCGAGTCAAATCCACAAACATGACATAAATTGGGGTCCTTGTCACCTTTGTCTTTATTCCAACTGTGATAGCAATTGTCACACACTATCATGCCTGAAAGTTTTTTTATTCTATTTTTATATTCTTCGCTTAACAACATGTCTAGTCTTTTGATACTTTAATATGATTTCCAACAATCTCTACCTTAAAGTCTGGGGGGCATATATTTTCTAAATATCTTTTATATGTTTCCATGGGATGTTTCTGATAGTTTAAGTCTTGTTTTATCTCTACCTGTTTTACTTTATATTTATCATTTGCCTCTGGTTTAACCCAGTCAATGACATTGTCTTTATTTGAGTTTTTGCAAAAATCTAATTCACTAGTAAATTGCCAACATTCATCATCTTTTAATTTTTTATAAAACACATCACCTCCAATGTCTCTAATTTGATAATTGTATTGAGACATGCTAACAGATTCGGACAACACACCAGATAGAAGCTTTATTCTTTCTATGTAAGATTCGGATAAATTCATACTATTTAAACTAAAGTTTATTATAAATATCAATAAACTTTACTTTTATCATTCTTAAGTTAAATTGTTTTCATAATGCACACAAGGAGTCAGATAATTAAAAATCAAAAACATTTTTCATATGAAATAAAAAAATGGTTAAAAAGAGACTTCTCCAGCTCTCAAAAAGAGCTGACAAACATAAGCACTAATGACCAAGTTATCATAGAGGCAAAAAAAGGTTTAGAATCAAGATTTCAAAAAATAAACATAGAAAAAGAAATAAAAAATTTTTTTATAAACGAAATAAATATATACCCCAAATTTTACGCTTGGTGGGACAAGAATGAAGAAAAAGTAGAAATATTTTTATATGAAAGCAAATAGAAAAGATACCAAAAATGTTTTAATAGATTTAGCATATAAAGGCTCAATGAATGAATTTGAAGAATTTTATGGCTTCGCAGTTACTTATCAAGAACTAGAACAGCAAAGCTATATTGAATTTAAGGAAATTATGTTTGAATCCATAAATTCTAAAATAAAATTTAGAAAATATGGAAGGATAGGCAATGTGCTGACTGTTAGGGCTGAAATGTATGAAGAAGAAATTGAATTATTTGAAAATTTAATACAAAATAATAAGATTAAGACTATTTATGACTGGATAGTACGAGGTGTTACTATGATAAAAGAAGAAGAATATGAGTAATAAAGGAAATACAAAAAAAGAAATGCAACAAAGGTTTGCAGAAATGGGAATACCAAAACCCGTAACTCCTATGACCAACCCAGGAGTAGTATCTAGAAATCCTGAAATGGCTTCAAAAATGGAACAAATAAGAAACGGTTCTTTAAAAAATAACTTTCAGCAGTTCATAGAGAAGTCTGAAAAGACATCGTCAATGCCAGCAAGTATACCAGTTCCTAAGGTAGGTAAAAATCCAAACGAGAAAACAAAAGATGCACCAGCACTTAGCAGCTTTACTCCAAAGTCTAATTCAGAAGCATCTATGTTAGAAAATATGATGTACGGAGGAGGTTCTTTACCAACAAGTCAAACAAGTGTATCTTCGGATGTTTCAGATTTTGGCCCACAAAATGTAGACATTAGAAGTAGACTAAAGCAGAGACTTGAAGAAAAGCAGGGTGAAGTAAATCAAGGCTCTCACTTTGCTCAACCTCAACAGACTTTTTCTCAACCCATAACAGAAACTCAACTTACTGATGCGGAGCTTACTGATAAAATAACAGAAGTTGCAAAAAAGGTTTCAAAGGATATGATTAAAAACGTAATAATGGAACTTTCAAAAGCTAAAGGTGGTTTGATAATGGAAAGTAAGAATGTTAAAAAAGCAGAAATAGTAGCTAAAAACAAAGTGAAAATAGACGGAAAAGTTTATAAATTAACTCTGGAAAAATGATGTCAAAATCTTCATATAAAATAAATACTAAACTAATAAAAGATAAGCCTTTTGTGAATGTTGAAATGTCATATAAAGATATTTTTTATGATGATAATTATTTATTGTCAGGACATATAAGTGAAGGTACAATAAACTTTAATGTTACTAAAAATAAAAACAAAAAATTAAACGAAGCTTCTTTTAGTTGTGTAAATGGTGCTGAAGGAATTGTGTTTATTAATGAACTTTCTGAAAGTGTAAACGATTATGACTTTATTGAAGATTTTAAGAAAAATCATTTAGAAGAGTTTGCACAAGAATTATCTGAATTTATTATTAAGTGCGATTCATCAATGATTTCTGAAGGTAAGATTTTTGAAGGATACAAGGATAAGTTAAAAAGAATGTGTGGTGTTATTAGTGTAAATGAAAATTTAAGATAAAATGATAATAAAAAAAGGTAGCAAAGGAAATGAGGTAAAAGAAATACAAAAAGCTTTAGGCTTAAAAGCTGATGGAATATTTGGCGCATATACGGAGGCAGCTGTTAAAAAATATCAAAACTCCAAAGGCTTGACAGCGGATGGCATTGTTGGTCCTAAAACTTATAAAAAATTAATAGGAGAAAATTTAGATGCAGATACTGATAGGTTTGGTTATGACGAGTCAAACGATAAGGATAATAAGTTAGAATATCTAGGCTCTTATACAACAGAGGATGGCTTAGAGATTGATAGAGCTTATTTAGACTCTGACGAATATGTAAGAACTTATGGTAAAATAGAGCCAGAAAACTTTTTTATACATCACACAGCAGGATGGAACAACCCTTATAACACTATAAACTCATGGAATAGAGATGAAAGAGGTAGGGTTGCGACTCAATACTGCATTGGAGGAGTGAGCATAAAAAAAGGAAAATACGGAGATGATAAATACAATGGAGAAGTTGTAGAATGCTTCCCAGACGATTACATAGGTTGGCACTTAGGTAAAGTGGGTAATTTTAATATGTCAAAGTACTCTTCTGCAGTCGAGGTTAACAATTTTGGTTATGCAGTTAAAAAGGGGGACAAGTATTATAACTATGTAAATGTGGAAGTGCCCGAAAGTATGGTTTGTGATTTAGGCTATAAATTTAGAGGACATCAATACTGGCACGCATACACGCCAGAACAAATTGAATCTCTAAGACTTTTGATTAAGCACGTTGCAAGGATTTATCCGAAAATAGATATAAAAGCAGGTATACCACAACTTTTAAAAGATGGAGTTGACCCTAAGGATGCATTTGAATTTAATGCCGATGCATATCATGGAAGAGTGAAAGGGTTGTGGAGCCACACAAGCGTCAGAAAAGACAAATATGATATGTATCCCTGTCCACGTTTAGTAGACATGCTGAAAAATCTTTAGTCAATAGTTAATTTTTAGTTCATATTTATTATATATGAAAGACTTTTATGTAATATCGGAATCTACCAACAAACCCCTAACTAAAACGGAGGTTAAGAAAATTGTTAAATCTGAAATGGAAAGAGCTTTAAATAACGCTAACATTTTAAATAAAGAAGATGTTAGAGACATTGTTAAAAAGATGATGATAAAGCAATATAAGTTTTTCTGGGAAAAGAAGAGTTTTTGGGTAAATAACATTTAGTATGAAGAAGCAAGAGTTAAAAGATTTAATAGATTTAGAGGTGTCAAAAGTTTTTTCAGACATGACATCCAAGGAGCCTACGAAAGAAGTCGCAACAGAGGTGGAAGAGTCTAACGTTGTTGCTTCTGAATCAAAAGGAAAAGTGCCAAAAAAAAGTATGACAGAAGAAGATTTTGACAATATACTATTTTACGGAGGAAAAAATAAAAAAAAACATTAAAATGACAGCTGAAATCACACAGGCAGAAATACAAGACTTGCAGAAACAATTTACTCAAAAAATTGGAGACTATGCAGTTAAATTTAATCAACTATCAATATACAAAGGGTACAGTGGTCAAGATGCCAATTGGTCTGGAACTGTTCTTTTGGAAAATGACTATAGTTTATCTTGGGAGTTTTCTCTAATTAATGGTGTTAAAATATTAGACGCACATTTTGTAATTAACGATAAAAACAAAGATATACTTAAAAATATCCAAGATATATATCAAGTGTTTTATGACAAGTTAAATCAAGTTGTTAGAGATGTTGAGTATGAAGCAGATGCAGAAGAGACAGGTGACCAAGTTATGTTAGGTACAGATGGAGATGAAATAGAACAGTTAGGTGGGCCCGCAGAGACTTCTCCAGAAGGAGAGAAGATGCCAATAAACGAATCTAGAATGGTAAAAAATAGAAGAAATACCATCAAATCCAACTACGAAAGAATGAAAAGGTTGGCTGGATATAATAAATAAAAACAAAAAAATGAAAACAATTATTACAATTTTGAAATCTTGGTGGATTGACATAGCTGCAACTGGATTGTTAGGTGTAGCACTTTTAATTTATGGCTACAAACTATATGCAGGTATAGCCTTAGGTTGGGCTCTTAATTCTTTAGTAAAATCATTGAAATCGATGGTTGTATCAGAAGAGGTGAAGCCAATTGCAAAAAAACCTGCAACTAAGAAACCTGCAACTAAGAAACTTGCAGCTAAGAAACCTGCAACAAAAAAGGCTGCCCCAAAGAAGAAATAGACTTTTTAATTTACTGAAAACTATTGACCCATCAACATTATGTTGATGGGTATTTTATTTAATAAAAATTTATAAAAATGAAAAACAAAAAAAATCCCACATACTTCAAGTGGCTATTTACAGAACATAAAAGAGGCAAGCTAAAAGTGTTATTAACTATAATTGGTGTAATTCAATCGTGTTATATTACACCTCTTCTTATAGAGGAATATAATTATGGAATGCCATTGTATCCTGCAATAATGGGATTCATAGCATCTTATGGCTTTACTATAGGCATAACTCTACAGCCACTATCAATATACAAGAATTTAGTTAGATTAGATTGGTGGAATAGATTTGGAAATTAATTTTTAATAATCTTCCAACTCTCTAATGGGTTAGTTTCATATTTTAGAGGAGTCTCTCTATATATCAAGAACTTAAAGCTTTTACCTGTAGTAAGGCTGTCATTTCCTTGAATCTTTACATAGTCACCATCTTTAAGTTTTTCGCTTTCTGCAGCATCTACTATTTTAAATAAATCATCTAACTGTCTTTCCATCTTTACAGTTACCCCTTCAAAGTTCAGTATTACAGTTTCACCAGGCTTACTGTCAAATATGCTCTCTGAAGCTTTAACCTCTTCTTGTGCCGCCATTTCTTCGTAAGACTCTCTTATAAGTTGCCTAATAATTTCTTTATTAATTTTCATGTTTGTATTTTTGTAAAAATTCTTAACTATAAATATAGGAATTTTTCTTTTTTTCTTGTAAATTGCAATATTATGAGCACAAACCCCATAGTTATAACAAAACTTAAATCAAACTATAAGGTAGAATATAATTATAGAAAAAATTTAAGTGATTTTATTAAAGGATTCCCAGAAGACCAGAGAAAGATTAATGTTGACTACATTCAAAATCCTGATGGCACTGGCTATGAAAGTTGGTACAGAATAGTGTCTTCTGGTTACATAGGTAAAGTGATTTCTTTTATAAAAGATAATGGAATGCCTTTTAAGTTCAACAACTTAACCTCTGAAGAGGTAGAATTGTTGAGAAAGAATTTTATTAAGAGGCAAGAGTCTTTACTTAAAGCATTATCAGTAAAAACTAATAATATAGATACGTCTAAGGTTGATTTTTCATTTATGAACATAGAGCCTTATGACTACCAAAAACAGGCTGCTATATTTTTTGACGCTTGTAACGGAAGGTCTTTGTTGGGCGACCAGCCAGGAGTTGGAAAAACTGCTGCTGCAATGACATATGCTTGCTGGAAGAAGAAGAAAACCTTAATTGTATGTCCTGCAAATCTAAGACTAAATTGGCGTAATGAGATACTTAAGTTCACAAAAGAGAAAGCTTTTGTATACAAGTGGAAGCCGACCAAAAAATCTAAGAAAACTAACCACCCTAAGGATGAGTCTATGTTTCACATTATGAGCTACAGTTCCTTGGATACATACATAACCATAGAAATGTCTCACACATGTAAAAACGTATTCTGTGGATGGAAGGGTAGAAATAGTAAAAAAAGATATAAAGACAAAGTTTGCCCTAATTGCGGAGTAAGAGGTATGGTAAATTCAAGGGCAACCAAAAATGTCACATTTACACCAGATAAAATGGGAGCAGTTTTAAATGTTGAAGATTATGAGATTTTAATAATGGATGAAGCTCATTACATAAAAAACAACTCCGCAGACAGAACTAAATTAGCAAAGAAAACTCTAAAAGATATTCCTCAAAAACTTCTATTGACAGGTACTGCAATAAAAAGTAGGCCTTACGAGTTCTTTTCGCTTCTAAACTTCCTATACCCAGAAGAGTGGAGTAATGCACACTCTTTTGGCGTTAGATATTGTGCTGCAGAAAAAAATAACTTTGGATGGAATTATGACGGAGCATCTAATTTAGATGAATTGTTTGAAAAAATATCACCTTTTTTTCTTAGGAGGTTAAAGAAAGATATCCTAAAACATTTACCTCCAAAAACTTATACAGCCATACCTGTAGAGCTTAGTCCTATAGAGGCGAGAGAATATAATAAAATCAAAAAAGGCATAAAAGAAGAGGGTGCTCAAGATGACCAGGAAGTCGACAATAGAATGAATCACCTAACTAGGATTCAAAAGCTAAAACAGTTTACTTCCGAAATAAAAATGAAAAGAGCATTTGAATTTATTCAAGACATTATTGATGGAGACGAGAAGGTTGTTGTTTTTAGTCAGTACAAAGGTATTTCTTACGAAGTTGCTAATAAATTCGGAGATAAAGCAGTTATATTTAATGGAGATATTAATGCAAACAAAAAAGAAGAGGCTGTAGAGGCTTTTATGACAGATGACAATGTCAAGGTCTTCTCTGGGACGATAGGCGCAGCAGGAGTCGGTATAACGCTTACATCGGCAAGTATTTCAATATTCATTGACCAACCATGGACTAGTGCAGATAGAGAGCAGGCAGAAGACAGAATACACAGAGCATCTTCTACGTCTGACAAAATACAAATCATAAGACTTATATGTCAAGATACAATTGACGAAGATATAGAAAAGCTTTTAAATCAAAAGTCTTCAATATTATCTAAAGTTTTAGATGGAAAAGAATTTGAGCAGACAGTTGAGGTTAAAGACGGTAATATATTCGGAGATTTAATAAAATTATTATACAATTAAAAACATGAAAAAACTAAACACTATTTTATACATTCTCATTTTGAGTTTATTAATTACAGGATGTGCAGACGTAAGTTCTAACGCAATCGATTGTGTTAATGAATCTTCTTATGGATTTTTTGGAGGTTTGTGGCATGGACTAATATCAATATTTTCTTTTGTAGGAAGTTTGTTTATGGATAATGTGGCGGTGTATGCTTATAACAACAATGGAGCTTGGTATGATTTTGGTTTTTTACTGGGGGTTGGCGCCTTCGCTTCTCGTGCAACAAAGTAGTAATTTGACAATTAAAAAACACATATTACTAGAAGGTAGAAAATCAATCAACGGATTGGAAGTTTCTGATAATTTAGGAATGATGAATTGGCATGAAGCAAAAATTGCTTGCAAAAAATTAGGACCAGGATGGAGACTTCCGACAAAAGATGAGTTGAATATGTTTTATGAAAACAAGCAAGAAATTGGCGGTTTTGCTATTAACTACTATTGGAGTTCTACGGAGAACGATTTCAACCTTGCGTGGTTCCAGGATTTCCTCGATGGTTACCAGGCCAACCTCACTAAGGGCGCCAACGGCCTCGTTCGTTCGGTCAGGGCTTCTTAACAATTTAACTATTTAACCATTTGACAATTAAAATAAATATATTTTTATCTGATGTAATATTTTTATATATTTGTCGTTAGATAAGAAAAGGTTCTTTGAAATGTTGGAAAAGTAATTTAAATGGACGGGTAGCTCAGTTGGATAGAGCCACGCACTTCTAATGCGTAGGTCGAAGGTTCGAATCCTTCTCCGTTCACCATTTAAAGGGCCTCTAGCTCAGCTGGTTAGAGCAACTGACTCATAATCAGTAGGTTACAGGTTCGAGTCCTGTGGGGCCCAGATAGCCAAAGTTAAAACACTTGCACGTAGTGGCTATCGCACATCCATTTTTGGATGACTAAGATTTTAACAAATTGTTCTTTGAATTTATTACCTCGGTGATGATGTCAAGATACTTTTGAGCATTTTTTGGGAGATATCCCTCCGTCAAGTTCGAATCTTGAAATCGCGACTAAGCAAGCAGTTGTCACCTTCAACCTTAATAAGGAGAGTTTAATAGTCACTTCTTAGACACTGCTTGCATGTTATTAAACCTGATACAGCGGGTTTATAGAGGTTGTACGGTCCAAATTTACTCTATAAAATCTCATGGGACCTAAGCTGGTGAAGCCAGACAGTGATAAACACAAGCCCTTGGACATGTTAGCTAATGTCTGTATGAGTAGTAGGACACTGAAATAACGGGGCAGACTGTGAATAAAACTGCCCCTTTTTAAAAACATTTAAAATACGTGCCGTTTAATCTGCGGCTAGTCCAGTCCATAGGATGATGAGAAATGGTGTGATAACCATATGGAGATACTTCGACAGTAATTAAATTTACACAAGTGTATGAGGATAGGTGTGAGACTTTGAGGCTGTGTCGCCAGGCGCAGATTAGTCGTACTTGAGATAACACCCGCTTGATGTCGGAATTAACCTATATAAATTCTATTAATTCCTCAAATTGCTTTTCTGATAATCTATCAAAAGATATTTTTTTCTTGATATTTTTGGAGTATATTAATTCTTCGTTTGGCTCATCTACATACCAATCTTTTCCTCCAATTTTTACTTTGGGCAAATCTAGCTCCACCTTTTTTCTGCTGCCTCCTTTAGGGTTTGGCTTTTCACCATTTAACTTTGTGAAGAATAGTTCGTTTTTAACAATTCTATCAACCCTTAACTTTTCTTTCGTTTGTTGAATGTAGTTCTTGGCGAAATATATTGTTTGTATTTCATTTCTTCTAATTATAACATATATTTCATTTCCATTACTATTTGTTTTTTCGTCTACAAATAATAAGTTTTTTCCTAACGAATCTACTTTGTCTTCTTCAGAATAATAATTTATTTCATCTGGATTTATCTTTATATATGTTAGTCTTATTCCAAAATCTTCATCTTCTGGGAATTTGTAATCTTCTATAAATTTATACTTCTTTTTTATAGATTCTTTTTCGCCATCACTTAAGTTGTATGTTCCTATTGTTTTATACTCCCCAACCGAACCTTCTTTTTCATATCCGACTTGAAGATTTTCTCTATCTATAAACCTTTCAGACAATCTATCTAAAGAATGACCTCCAGAAAAGGCTTCTTTTAAAATTTCTATAACAATTTTTCTAATGTAATTCATATATTTGTAAATAGTCACATATTTATTATTATGAAGAGAAAAATGTTAATTTTAGTTGGACCACCTTCTGTGGGAAAATCTACTTGGATAGCTTCAAACTACCCAGAGGCATACATTATCAACAGAGATGAAATAGTGGAATCAATAGCTTCAAGCTACGGATGGACATACGATGATATGTTTGCAACACCACCCGCCGATTCTGAGGTGGGTGAAATTGATGAAAAGTATGGAAGTGTCAAAGAATCTCCTTCTTGGATGTCTTGGTCCGACACTATTTTTGACAAAGTTTTTGAAGCAAATGGAAAAGTTCAAAAATTAATGAATGACAGAATATCCCAAGCACACCCCAGCAATAAAGATGTAGTCGTTGATATGACCAATATGAATGCAAGCTCCAGAAAAAATGCTATGAAGGCAATAGAGGGCAATGAAGATGAATACCACAAAGTGGCTGTAGATTTTAAGTTTAAAGGGGCGGAAGAAGTTATTAAAAAAATGGCACTAAAAAGGGCCGAGGCCGCAAAAAGAATGGGAAAATCAAAAACCATACCTTCTGGTGTTTTTGACAAAATGTTTTCATCTTATTCTCAACCTTCAACATCTGAAGGGTTTGATGAAATAGTTTCTGTTGACAATATAGATAATTTGAAGTCTGCGATGGAAAAGGAAGAGTTAAAAGAGTCTGTTAGAAAAATGATTAAAAAAGAATTGTGGAATTTATAGGTAAATATAAAAACTGGTATCAAAGACTTGTTGCAGTAGGGTATGAAGGTGCTGAAGACAAGATAAAGTCATTTATGGATTCTCACAATGATATCATTTGGGAGCAGAAGCTTATAGACTTAGTTAAAAAGGGGATGGACACAAAGTTGGCAATGGATAAAATTTCCGTCTTAAGACAAGTGTTTTCTGGTGATAATAAATGTGAAGAATTTGTTCAACTAATAGAGAAAGAGGCTGTAAATAAAAGTAATATTGTTACCGCCAAAAGCTTACCGTCAGAAGATAGATTATTTTTTTTAAAAAGGTTTAAAACAAAATATTTTGAAGATAATTTTGATGACCTATATCAAAATTTAGAAGAAGAATGTGTAAAAAGAGGATATGTTGACAATGAAATTAAATTCATATTAGAAGGAAAGTATGTTAGGGCATACGTGAAGGTAGAAGTTATTATGTAGCTTGACTTTTTATCTATTATTAATATAATTTATAAAACTAATATATATTTATTATAAACACTTATTTTTATGCAAGTATTAGTATTAAACAGTACATACCAACCAATAAATGTAACAACATTATCTAGAGGGTTTAAATTGGTATTTAAAGGAAAGGCTGAAATACTAGAACACATTTCAAAAGAGCCAATTGTTACTGATAAAAAAAGATTTAAAAGACCTACAGTCATAAGGCTTCTAAAGTATGTGTCAGTACCATTTAGAAAAGTATATTTATGTAGACAAAATATATTTAGAAGAGATGATTTTAAGTGTTTATATTGTAATAGCGAAAAACATTTAACAATAGACCATGTAATGCCTAGCTCTAGAGGTGGCAATAATACTTGGCAAAACTTAGCAACGTGTTGCAAGTCATGTAATGAGACTAAAGACAACAAAACGCCAGAAGAGGCTAATATGCAAATGAGACATAGACCTTTTAGACCTTCTTACATATATTATGTTCAGAAATTTAAAGAAATCCATAAATCATGGAATGTGTATGTTGGACTTAAGGTCTAACTTTTTGCATAAGCTCTAACGTAATCTATTTCGTGATATGTTGGAAATATAGCTTCATCAAACTTTCCGCCCTCACTCATATCTATTTGATTGCTCACAATAATGTGCATGGGGTGCTTAAATTCTTTGATAGCTTCTGGGTTGCTAAAAACTCTAATTAACATATTGTCGTAGTACACCTTAAAGCCTTTCTCATTCCATTCTACAGCATATATATGAAAGTTTTTTGAAATATTTTCAACATTATGACCCATTACTTTCATCGCTTTATTTTCAGAAGTGCCCCAATGAAAATTTGATTCAAAACTAACCAAACCTTTAATCGACTTACTAGTATAAGCTTCATATATATCAATTTCTGGAAAGTGAGAATCTGTGGACGCCATCCAAAATGCAGGCCAATGCCCTGGTTGTGATGTCATTTTGCTTCTAATTTCAAAATAACCATATTTTTGAATAAAAGATTTAGAACTATCTAGATGCCCAACTCTGTAGGGAATAGTGTATGAACCATAGTCAACACCATTACAGTCTGTGTAATTTATTTTTATAGGATTTTTCTCAGACTTTTGCTTTATTGTAGAATTTGTAAATTCAAACATGTTATCTCCGCAATATTGTTTCGGAGATTTATTTTCTTTAATTATACTTTCTGGATTGTATCTTAGTCCAAAGTGGTGGTCAGTTCTCCATTTTTTCTTGTCTAATTTTTGCTCATCAAACTCATCCTGAAAAGTAAGTTTCCAACCATCTTTTTCCGCAAGATTATTAACGTCTTTAAAATTTCTTGAATTAAATGCTAGATAGCACCATAGTCTAATTTTCAAAAATGAATTTACTAAGTAATCCTTCACTTTCCACATATGTAAATGTTTTTGTCTCTACTTATCGTCCTTAAATAAACTCCCAAAAGTTCTCAAGCCAACTAGAGTACAACCAGCAACTAAAATAGAGTTAAACAACTCTTTTCCTACATCATAAAAATGAAAACCATCTAAGATATAAGTAATTGCACATAATGCCAAAAATATATTTCCCCAAAACTTTTTGCTAGATATTTTTCCGTCTTTTTTTTCTGTAAATAAATCTTTCATAATACTTGTTCTTTAATTTTGAAAGTGGAGGATATCGGAGTCGAACCGATGACCTCCTGCGTGCAAGGCAGGCGCTCTAGCCAGCT